TGAAGAAGAATTTGAGGAGGTAGCAAATGCTAACGATTGAACGAATAAAAAATATTGCAGAAGATATTATTGCAGATGATGAATGGGTAAACGATAGTCATACTCAATCAGAACATGCAGGTATCAAGGCAGGACTATATGCCTTAATACATCATTTAGAAGAAACTGAGGAGAAAACTAATGTATGCCAAGAACGTAGCTAAAATGGATATTCTTACTGGTGAAGAATTAAATCAATGTATGGCGTGTGATTACACGTCATACGAGTATGGAGAAGTTTACAGTAAAGACGGAGATGAAATCACCTCTTGGAATACAGAAGACCATGTTGTATGTCCTAACTGTAAAAGTTTTGATTATTATATTATCGAAGGGGAGGTAGCTAATAATAACTATTATTTAAATGTAAGTGTTTCTAATATTACATTTCACTTATCTAATGATGAGGGAGATATATTAGAAAACAAAGATGGAACTATCAAAGAATTTTATTTTAAAGGCAGATTGAAGCCCTTAGAATATCTTTGTGAAGATATGACTGTTGAAGATTTAGAGGAAGTATCTAATGAGTATTGAAAAAAAATTACAAAAAGCAATAGAACTTCTTGATGATATGGTTTGCCAAGCAGACGAAGATACTCCGAGCGAGTATAGGTCAAGACATTTTAGAGAATGTATGGAAGATTGTATTGATTTTTTAAACAGTCATTCAGAGGAGGTAGCTAATGGCTAACATATATCCGAGCGACTCTTGGGGAATCTTTAACGCTGAAAGCGAATACAAAGACGTTAAAGGTATCCACCCCGATAACAATATAGATATTAACTTATGGACTGATGATTCTACAGGAGAGAAGTTTTTATCTATCTATCCCGTTGATGAAGACGGGCAAACAGACTGTTCTAAGTCTTTAGGATTTTATAAATTACAGGAGATTGCTAATGGCTAATCCAAAATTAAGAAAAGCAGTAGAGAATGAATTTAAACGTATTATAGGAAGTCTCTTGTATCAATCCTCAGAAGATATGTGTTTTGAAGATTATCTTTTAGACTTAGAGTATTACGGGACTCTTAAAACGTTTAAACAAGTGTGCGAATGCAACGGTCAAGACTACAGAGAGGTCATACGAGAACTTAAACAGGAGATAGCTGATGTATAACGAAGAATTAATTAAAGAAGCCGTAGATATCGCTACAGGTGATGACGGCAGAACAAGTGCAGAAGTAATTGATATATTAAGAATACTGCAACAGGAAAATATCGAATGAACTTATTTGAGATCTTAGTCCTATCAACACTTGCCTACTTTGTTGTAGGCAGTTTGATAGTTTTATATTACGCAAAGACTAAAGGCTATCTAGATTAAAGTCCCGACTAAAAGCTATTAGTCCCGACTTCCCGACTTGTCCTCTATAACTGTTCCCGACTTATGATCTAAAGCCTTAGTCCCGAGCAGTTGCGCTAATCTCTTTTCAACTTCGTCCCGACTCATCTGATCAACCTTGCCATGCAATACCTCCCGACGATCAACAATCAAGCCCCCGACCTTTAACAATAAGTTCTGGGCATTTATTGCCGCTGTAAAGTTTCCTTGCGCCCAGGCGTCATCTCTAAGCTTATACAGATCTTCTACTGCCTTGTCATGCGTAAGCTCAAACTTCTTCTTGGCCTCGACCATCAGCCGGTCATACTCTCTTCTTACATGCGCGTATCTTCCTCCCTCGCGCATATATCTGCCGACAACAATCGGATTCTTAAATCCTGCTTTTTTTGCCGCCTCCGAAAACGTAAGGGTAGGATCGTTGACAGCATTCCAGACAAGCAATCTCTGTCTCTTGGTAAGCTTCTTCTCTCCCTCGCTTAGGTATTCGATAGGCATGTCATCTGTAGGCTCCAAAACTGGCTCTACCTTAACACTTGCTCTCAATCTTAGATCTGGGGCTGGCATCTTTGTTCTCTCTCATGTTTACGCTAATTACTTTGCAATTATATCTTCTAACAAATCTTACTACATCCGGTCTCTCAAATAAAGTTATCAAATCTTTATTAAGATGTTTTCTACAAGTTTCGCTTAACTTACTCATACTTTTGTCAAGACCTCTGACAAAACTCTGACAAAACTATCAACCTCCAACAAAGCCCTATAATATAATAAATAAAAACATATATACGTATATATATATATGTTATTTATTACTTTTGTCATACTTTTTCTTACCCACCCTTTTCTTTTATCATTTTCGAGGGTTTTAGGGTTATTCTCAAGGGGTATCCTGACAATATGACAAAACTGCCAAAAGTGCATTCTTATCACCTTTTTCGCGTTTTGACAAAACTGACAAAATGACAAAACTACCCTCATATCGGCGCATTCTGTAAATAAAAGGGGTGCTTTTGTCATATTTTTACGACAAAACTATTCGTCTTCGGGAGTGAAGACTATCTCCTTAGTGAAGCCAAAAGAATTATATAAAATATCGTCTATCTTCTGTATGCCTGTATCGGGAGTGTCTGCGTAGGATAAAAGTTGCGTGGTGCCGTAAGTGAAGATCAATAAAGCTACATCTTCTGCGTTAGCTCCTCTGTCGGTAAAATCAGCAAAGATATTGTTTAATCTTTTTTGCATTTCTTCTGCCGTAGGTGGGCCTTTTTTGAACGGAATAACTTTCATATGTTTATTGTATAGGAAGTGGGATCTTTTGTCGCGAACTAGATCCCAAAGTTCAGAGTAAATGGCGACAGCATCTTTTATTTTTATACAAGCCAGATGAGGTGCCTGTTCCGGATTAAAGTATTAAAAGGATAAACAGACAAATAAATAGTCCAACAATAGTCCAGAATATTTGTTCGTCGTATTTCATTTAGCCTTCCCCGTATTTATAAGCGTTATTAATTGTATGCTCCCTCCAGGTATCTTCTAAATACTGCTCGTCATCCAACAAATAGTTATTAGCTTTATTTCTAAGCCTTTTCATACCTGCGCAGAAGTCTGCAAAATCTTCGCAACCGTTTTCAATAACTTCTTCAGCTGCAATATCTGCGTCTAAAAGTAAATCTTTTAACCTGCTCATATTAATTTACCTCTCTTGTATTACTAACAATATACTCAGCATCTTCTATTGCGCTATGCAATACGTTAACAAGTTCTTGTTCGTGGCCTTTAGCTTTATAGAAAAGACCAATGGCTAGATTGTGGACCAACAAATAAGATCCAACAACGGGATCCATCATGTCCTTGTTTTTATCAACGACACATTTTGTTGCGTAGTTTTTAAGCATATCAACCGATAAGTTGAAGGCTAGGTCTGAGTTTTTTTCAAACTCTTTGTGTTTATTAGTTCTCATATCATTCTCCAGATTTATGAATTAATTACAAATAGTATAATCATTTTTGTTTACTTTGCAAATATATTTTGTTATTCTTTTTTCTAATTATATTTTTAGGAGAAGATATGAACGAAATAAACCAACTAATGGATCAAGCTATAGGCATACCTACGGCAACCGGTCCTAAGCATCTCTTAGATATGCAAACAGACTTACGAGCCTATAAAAGGTTAACGGAGTTTGTGCGCTATATCTACGATCATCATCCTGTGTTATTTGACCAGGCTTATTCAAAATCTATGGAGAAAGTAAATGAAGACTAAAGAAGCAAAAATTCTTGCAAAGAAAAAAATTGTAAGAAAAAGGGTTAGGAAAAAACCTATTATGAAAAAAGTAGAAGAGCCAGAAGTAAAAAAAATAGAAGACTTGGACAATGTAGAAAAAGTCCAGCTTATATTAATAGTGCTTATTATTGCCAGCATGTTTTACTTTGGTACCTAATGCCACTTAGAGATTACCAGCAAGAGGCTTTAGATGCCTTAGAAAGCTATGTAGCTTCGCAAGAGGGTAACCCCCTTGTTGTGATGCCTACTGGCTCTGGTAAATCTCACGTGATCGCAGACTTTGTTCTGCATATGAATCAACAAAATCAGCAGAATACTTTGATTGTAAGTCACGTTAAAGAAATACTGCTACAGAATTATGAGAAGCTACAAGACGCTTGGCCTTACGGAGATATAGGTTTGTATGGCGCAAGTTTAAAGAGGCGGGATAGTCAAAACGATATTATCTACGCTCAGCTTCAATCGGTTTGGAGCAAGGTGGATAAACTCCCCCTATTTCACCTCCTCGTAATAGATGAGGCCCACTTAGTTCCAAAAGAGGGTGAGGGAATGTATCGTTCCCTCATCTCTTCTTTAAAAGAACAAAACCCAGATTTAAAAGTTGTTGGCTTTACTGCTACGCCCTATAGATTAAATTCTGGAATGCTAATAGATGGCGATGGATCTATTTTTGATGATATAGCTATTGATTATGGAAGCGGCGAAAACTTTGTAAAGCTAATAGATGATGGCTATTTAGCACCCCTAGTAACCAAGTGTATGGATACTGAATACGATGTAGAGTCTGTGGGTATAAGGGGTGGAGAGTTTATCCAAACAGATCTACAAAAGAAAATGAACGATAGAGGGAGAACAGAAAAAGCTATTCAAGAAGTCCTTATCAAAGGCCAGAATAGAAAACAATGGTTAATCTTTTGCGCTGGTATAGCCCATGCTGAAATGGTCTGCAGCTTTTTAAATTTCAGCAATATCAGCGCAGAGGTTATTAGCGGGGAGACTCCTACTAATCAAAGAGACCAACTAATAGAAGACTATAAAAGCGGTAAACTAAAAGCCTTGGTTAACTGCGATGTCTTGACGACTGGGTTCGATGCCCCTAACACCGATCTCATCGTCATGTTGCGCCCTACCCAATCACCTGGTTTGTATGTCCAGATGATGGGTAGGGGTATGCGCCCAGCTGAAGGTAAGAAGAATTGTTTGGTATTAGACTTTGCTAAAAATATTGAGCGTCATGGTCCAATCAATCAAATCAAGCCAAGTCAAAAAGGTAAACGCAAAAAAACCGGGCAAGCCCTTGTTAAGTCTTGTCCTGCATGTAAATCTTATGTACCTAAAAGCGTAAGCGTATGTCCAGACTGTGGTCATACATTCCCTGCAAGAAAGATAGATTTAGATCTTATTTCATCCAAGTTAGATATTATTTCTAGCGTTGCAAAGAAAACTAAATACGAAATAAAAGTTATAGATATGTGGGTAGGTCAACATCAGAAGTTAGGATCATCTACGCCAGTATTAAAAGTGTCATACAAAACACCTAATAAAATAGTTAGTGAATACATATGCTTTGAACATACAGGTTATCCGCGCGACAAAGCTGTTAGATGGTGGAATCAAATGGGAACACCTGCAAGTTTACGCAAGTCTCCCCCAAGAACTGTAGAAGAAGCTTTGTTTAGGCAATTAGAAATACGTAAACCAAATTTAATTAAAGTAGATTTTTCTGGAAAGTTTCCTAATATAGTCAATCACATATGGAGATAGGTAAGCCTGCAGCATTTTATCCGTTAAGAATAATAGGTGGTTTTATATATGTGCCTTATGAAAAAACAGATTTAGATCTGGTGTTTAAAGGAAATCAAAATGATATGGATAAAATAATAGAATATTGGCATTTAATTAAATCGCCAAAATATTATTTAACCAAAAGTTTGCAAGAAAATTTACAAGCAATGTATGACGATTTACAGTATTGGCCAAAGCCAATGTTAGCTAACAAGGTTATTAAAGCCTTACACTTGGAGTATGAAAATGAAAATAGATGAACTAAACACTTATGAGTCAGAGCAAAGAGGAGAAGCTTTAATCTTTGCCGATATACCTAACGAGGCTTATCACGCCGGCGTTGGTATTAGTAGTAGTTCGATTCGCAGATTTGGAGAGTCGCAACTGCATGCAATAGAACACGTACAAGAAACCACTCCTGCTATGAAGTTTGGAACGGCGGCTCACGCGTTGCTGGTTGAAGGCGAGGAAGCTTTTAATAACGATATAGCTGTGTTGACTGGATCTCCATATACCAATGCAAATAAAGAACTTAAAAAAGAATACGAAGAAAGAGGCCTAACGGTTATTAAAGAAGCTGAACTAAATCATATTAAAGGTATGAAAGCAAATATGATAGAAGAAGGCGATATGTATCTCAATCCAGAAGGTAAGCTCGCAGAGGCTAGCTTTTACTGGTATGAGGATGAAGTCTTATGCAAATGCCGTCCAGACGTTCTCTGCCCTCCTTTAACAAAACCTTATGCAGATAATAGCGTTGTAGTAGTAGATTACAAAACAACGCAATCCTGCGATCCTAAAGCCTTTGCTGGATCTGTTAGAAAGTATGGTTACGACATGCAAGCTGCCTGGTATAGAAGAGGTATGGAAAAAGCTGGATTCAAAGTTCAAGAGTTTGTCTTTGTAGCTCAAGAGAAAGTACCACCCTATGCTGCAAAAGTATTTAGGATTACAGAAGAGCAAATGGATATTGGCTGGGAAAGAATGCAGAAATTTTTAGAGGATTATAAAAATTATTCAAAAGGCGGACATTTATCTATTTATAATTCTCCAAATATTGTAGACTTAATACTATAACTATTACATTTACAAATATGCGGTATATGTCGAAATACATCTGTGTTTATAAAGATCAACAAGAACTCCAAGCTATTATCATACCAGCTCCTAATCAGGATACAGCTGAGTTTTTTGTTAAGTTTGGAAAAATGTTAGATCCAGAAGAAGATGCTTTTGATATATTGAGTATTACTAAATTTAATCCAACAGAACACATCAGTTTAAAAATTCATTAAGAAAGTGCTAGGTGGGAATCAGACTTTACGGAGAATGATGGAGGTCCCTTATGGCGTCCTAGCAAGCCAATTAAATTATAACGAAGGCTTAGCTGGTTTTGCAGCTGGCTCTTCAGTTACCCAAGCAGGTGGAGCGTCAGCAGATTCTGCCTTCATTCCCTCTACTGGTTTAAATTCAAGCACTTTGTTCTTGTCGCCGTAATCCGAGTTATCGCTTTTCTCTATACCGAGTTTGCATACAACCTTTCTACCAACAAGCTCAGAGGCATTCGATGGTGGATTATCTTGTAGACCCAATGCTTTTAATAATTTAGCAAAGTTTCTAGAAGCAATCTCTCTTACCATTTCCTGCTTACTGGAATCACTATTGTTATACCAGAGATTGTAATTCTCTCTAATGATCCAGTTGTTATACTTATCTTCATCTACCTGCACTTCTAATTTAAGGTAGTCATTACCAGCTGCGGATGTAGTCTTTTCGCAAACACTAACCCTGCATCTGTAATCGCCTTCTGGAATAAAAGAGTTACCTTCATCCCTGCTTTCAAAATCAAACTTGACGTCAGCAAAATCGCTCATTTATCTTCTCCTTTAGTAGTAAAACCAAGTTTATTAATAACATATGACAGGTTAGGCTCTTCAAAAGAATCTAACTTACCACTCCTATCCTTGGCAATATAGTTATCACCAATTGTTGTTTGCAACCATCTATTGGTTACTTTTTTTCCTTCTTCATTCTCTTCAGTAAATGTTCTAAGACATAACACCTCATCAAAGAAGTAAGGAATCTGTGTCGGCAGTTTAGCACCAACCATCATAGGTTGATAGTGAAACATACCAGTTGACTCATCTCTAAGCTTGTCTTCTTTAGCAACAAAGATTACATGAATCTTTAGATCTCTAAACCTACGCATAGTTTTAGTCATAACTTCTATAACTTCTCCATATGCTCTTCTAGGATCTTTGGATCTAGCTTTCTCTTGCGCTAACAATAATTCAGACATCTCAGTAACACTATCTAAACAGACAGTATCATAATCAAGTTGTCCACTTTCTAACAACACAGCAATCTCTTCAATCTCAGATGCTTCTTTAACTTCAATAGCGGTTACATTATCTGCATCTTTAATAGATAACAGACCAGCCTCCATACTAATAATTAAAGTCTTACCTGGTGCAGTAGCGCACGTTGTTGTTTTACCGGCGCCAGAGGCACCATAAATTAAAAGTTTGGCCCCTTGGCTTTCTACCAACTGGCTAGGACTTTTAATACGTTCTAGGATATTCGACATATTCTTCTCCATAAATAATAAAAACCTATTTTAAAATAAAAAAATATAATATACAATAGGTCAACTAGATAAATTAACGGAATGTATAATGAACGAAATTAACCCAGTACAATGGAAGGTTAATTATCTTTGGAGAATAAAGAGCTTAGCTGATAAAGAGTTAAGTGTCTACACATCTCAGAAGATTGAACCTGAATATAAGGAGCGAGAAGTGAGAAGGATTACCCTAAAGGAGTATATAGAATTTGTAGGTATTGAACCTGCAGCAGAACTGTTTGGCTGTTCGCCAGCATCAACCAAAGCTTGGAGGTATGGGATCAGACAACCATCTATCAAACAAGCTAAAAAAATTATTCACGCCTCTGGCGGAAGATTAGATTTTGAATCTATCTTTGGACCTGTTGAAGATGGTGTTGAATAAAAGTGTTCAATTTAAACGTAACAGCGCAGGATTCTGCGTTGGACTTAGCTCTTGCGTATGCTGAATATGGACTGAGCGTTATACCTCTACAGAGGCATAATAAAGTTCCGCCTAAAGAATTAGGCAGTTGGGAAAAGTATAAGACAGAGCAACCAACGACAGAACAAATAGAGAAATGGTTCAAGGGGAGAAACGATTTAGTTGTAGCCTTGGTCTGCGGTAAGTTTATTGTCGTAGATGCAGATACACCTGAGTCAGTTAATTGGGCGGAAGCCAACCTACCAGTAACACCTTTTAAGGTAGCAACTGGTAAAGGTATGCACTATTACTATAACAATCCGGAAAACTTTACAACTTACGTAGCTAGAAGAACCGAATCAACGGATCCAGCTAAACTTATTGATTTACGCGGCGTCGGTGGCTTAATCATTGCTCCACATAATATACATGCTACTGGCGCCATCTACGAACCTATTGTTATACATGACTGGGGCCTAAACGATGTTGATGATCTTCCGGACTTTACCAAAGAGTTATGGGTAAAGATTACCGGAGCAGAAAAATTAAACGGTAAGCCCATATCTGCTCCGTTATCAATTAAGGGTGTAAAAGAAGGAAGTAGGAACGACCAAGCTGCAAGACTTGCTGGCTATCTAATAGCTAAAGATATTAATGTAGACTTTGTAGAATTTTTTGTTCAGTCTTGGAACAGACAAAACAATCCGCCTCTTGATCATACAGAAATATCTACAACGGTTAACTCAATACAAAAGACTCATGATCGTAAAAATCAACAGGCACCTGCTTATATAAAAAGTACGCATTCAATTACTGAGCCAACTAATTTATATAGTCCTCCAGGTGTTCTTAAAGATATATACGATTACTCGGAGAATATAGCCAAGATATCCCAGCCAGCTATTAGTATGCAAGCTGCGTTATCTGTTGGATCTGTTGCAGCAGGAAGAATGTATAGAACAGATATGAATAACTTTTCATCTTTATTTTTTATGTGTATTGCTAAGTCGGGTCAAGGTAAAGAGAATGTAAAGACTGTTGTTGAATCTATATTAGATAAAGCAGACCATTCTGATTTGATGGCTGGTGATGGTTATACGTCTAGTGGCGCTATCTACTCTCTACTTAGATATAAACCAACTCATATAACAGTTATGGATGAATTTGGCAAACGTCTTGAAAGCATATCTAAAGCATCTAACTCAAATAAAGAAGACGCTTTGCAAGTGTTAATGGAGACGTGGGGTAGGTGTCATGGTGTTTTGCGTCCAGATAACTATTCAATGATGACGCTTAATCAAAAGCAACAAAAAGAAGCTATGGATAGATCTACGATTAAACCTGCTATTACTTTAGTCGGTATGAGTGTTCCTAAAAACTTTTACGGCGCTTTATCAACCGGCCGTATTGTTGACGGTTTCTTAAATAGATTTATTGTTGTTGAGTCTCACGTGCCAAGAAGTGTAGGCAAAATGATACCTTATATTGAGCCACCTAAATCTGTATACGATTGGGTAACTGATGTAAGACAGACTAACAATGAAATGGAGCAAATAGCTAGAGACAATGCTGAACTAGATTTCAAACAACGCATACTTACCTTTGATGATGATAGTAGAAACTTGTTAGAAAAACTTGCATACGACTTAGTAGACCAACAAAACAAATTAGAAAAAGAAGGTTTAGAAGTATTGCTATCTAGAACTAGAGAAAAAGCTATGCGCTTAGCTTTGATAGGAGCTTTGGCTGATAATAAAAGAGCCAAAACTATTACTGGTGATATAACTCAATGGGCTATTGATTATGTTAATTATTACGACCAGTTATTAATAGAATCTTGTAAAGACAAAGTTGCAGGATCTGAAATGGAAGGACGTATCAAACAGATACTTAGCTTTATTCGTTCTCAAGGTGAATGGGGTATTAGCAAGCGTGATATAGATAGACGTGAAATATTTAGAAGTATGAAATCATACGAGGTAAAAGAAATTATAGAAAGGCTTAAAAACTCAGGAGAAATACAAGAAAAGGATGTAAAGAAATCTGCTACAGGCAGGCCAACAAAACGCATTGTTGCAATAGACCCTGAGTTTTTTAACGAGGATTAATGAAAAGATTTATAAGTAATTTAATTAATAGATTTTTAGAGTGGTCTTTCCAAAGAAAGGAAGACAAATTTATGAGACAAGCATATGAAGATAGACAGAAGAGCCTTAAAAGAAAGTGTAAGTGATGTAGGCTTGGGTATTCTTATAGCAATACCTTTGAGCTTTGCTGTATTAAATGTATGCACTTATTTTCAATTACCTAATTTAACCATTTCAATAATACAAGTTGCAGTTTTTACAATTGTTGGAATTATTAGAAAGTATTTCGTAAGGGTAATATTTAAAAAAGGAGATGTGAATGGAACAACCTAAACCCAAAATGGAAAATATCAACGATCAAAAGCGAGAGGAGCGCGTTGCTGGTTTTATAGAAGGACTTTGGAATGTTAGATGTCATAAGCTTCCAGTATCATACGGCCTAGATTACTGGTGCGAAAGTAAAGAAGTTTCTTTTTGGCTAGAAGTAAAGTGCAGGAGTTTTGGTATAGATAAGTATGACACTTTATTGTTGTCGTCTAGCAAACTACGAATGGGCGCTGCTTTATCAGCCGCAACCAACCATCCTTTTGTTATTGTTTACGCTATGACTGATAGTGTTTACAGTCATACGTGGCAAAAAGATAAAGTGTATGACGTTAGGTTTGGAACGGTAGCAGAGCCTGTATACGAGGAAGACTCAGAGCCATACATACATTTTAGTAAAGATGAATTGGAGTGTTTGTCCCCACATCCTTTAGGTTTTGATAGAGAAGAAATGGGGCTAGTTAAAAACTATAAAAAATAATGACGCAATATAAAGAATTAGTAAAAGAGCAAAGACTTAAATTAAGTAGAGAAAAGTCTGAATGGTATATACACGTTAACAACGGGAGCGGTTATACAGAAATAAAACAAGGTAATATTATTAGAGTAAAAAACCATAAAACAGGAAAGGTTAAAATTATTAAAGATGACGATTAACAGTAGAAACAAAGGCGCTCAATTTGAAAGAGATATAGCAAAAATTTTAAATGAGTTTTTTGAAAAAGAAGGTATTGATTATCAGACCAAAAGAAACCTAGATCAGTATCAAGGCGCTGGACAATGTGATTTGAATATGCCTTATCATGCTGTTGAGTGTAAGTTTTATAAAGAGGGTACAGGATTAAAAAGCGCTTGGTGGAACCAGGTGTGCGAATCTGCGCAAGGCAGAATACCAGTTTTAATATTTAAGTTTAACAGAAGACCAATACAAGTTTGTATACCCTTACATGCAATCAATACTGAGTGGGAAGAAGATAATAAAAAAATAGCCTTCATGCCTATGGACGAATGGTTGGAAATATTAAGAAGAAATTGGAAAATTTATTCTATGTTAAATCATCTTAAGGGTGTTGATAGCTAAGCTATGTTAGAAATTCTTTGTGCTATATCGAGGTTTGCATCTGAATCACCTAAAAGACTAGGACTTATTATACCAGATGGTCTTGCAGGAACAGGAGAAATTTCAGGCAAATCTAATTGCGTTGTTAATTTTGGAGGTTGTTGTGTTTGAAGTTGTGTGCTTAATTCTTCTGTTATACCTCCTAGATTAGCTTCATCTATAGCTTCTTCAGCAATTGTTTCCAGCTCTTCGCCTCCCTCAGCAATACCTTGTCCTATAGATATGGCTGGGAATAATCTTAAAGCATCTCTAAATGCTTGCATTACAATGCTGACACTTTCTTTATCTGCTTTAGCCAATCTTCTTACAACTGCAGGATTTCTCATTACAGAACCCATAAGCCCTAGCTGTACTAAAGTTGGTAACATCGCTACGTTAAACGCGTTAACCGCAACAGCTCCAGCTATCAAAGTACCAGCTCCTCCACCTTCAGCAGCAGTCATCAATCTCAAATCTTGAACTAAATTACGCAATCCTTTAACAGCCTCTCTACCGAACATTTCATCCAGTACAGCATCTCCTTTTGCGTTTAAGGCTCTTTCTAATGCTTCTGGATTAAATACCTCGTCTACTCTTTTACCAGGACCAACGGCAAGATTTAATAAATCTCTCATACTGTCTTGTTGTATTCTTTGAAATGTATCTGCATCTACTACTTCTTTTATTCTTGCAATATTGCCTGCTTGCCCGTTTCTAAATAAAATGGTTACGATTTCTTCTGGATCTGCAGATTGTATTCTTGACAGTAATCTGTCTGTTTCAACTAAATGTTTTGCGTTTTCAGCATCTACCAGTTTGGTAACAACATTTCTAAATTCTGGCATTTCTAATCTTTCAACTATTTCAGAAAACTTTTTAGCATCTAATCTCGTATTTATTTTGCCAAAGTCTGAAAGAATAAGTTTAAGATCTGGAATGTTATCAAACAAAACATCTCTGGTTGACCCAAGTTTATCGTTTATAAATTTAGCAAAAGATACCGGATTAACATTTCCAAGATCATCTACTGAATTTACTAAAGCTTCCCTTAATACATTTTTTTGCAATTCAGATTTTACTTCTAATCTGGCTCTTGGATCTAAAGCGTTTAAAACTCTGTTCAAAGCTGTAGGATAATCTTTTCTAACCACTTGAGAATATATTTGATCTACGTCAAAAGCATTTGTTGCTGCTTCTTTTCTTATCTTACTTACAACAACGTCGTTAAAAGGTTTGATAGCCTTTTGGTAATCTGAATTATATTCTCTTATTTTTTTTGCAATATATGATATATTGTTTGCTGCTATTTTTTTATCCATTCCAGCACCAATTTTTAAAAAAGCATTTCCGGATTCTAAACTTTTAAAAATATCTTTTATTTCTCTGTCAACTTTATTTAAAACCAATCCTAATTCTTTTGAGTCAACTCCAGAACCTCTTCTTACCGCAAGTATGGCGCTTCTTAAATTATTTAAAGCTTCAATAGACATACCGTTATCTTTAGCGTCTTTTAATATTTTTTGTAGGGCTGCTACTGGGTTTGATGGCACCTGTTCAACTGCTGACTGTAATCCAAGACCAGGCTGTCTTTTTATTAAATTGTCTACCTCTGTTTTTAAAGAGCTAATATCTATATTTATTTTTCCATTTACCGCATCTAAATTATTTTTTCTTAAAAAGTCATCTATTCCTCTAGACCTTGTAACAAAAGTTCCTGCAGAAACTTCTCTTCCTGCATCATCCAAAACAATGCCAAATTGTCTGTCGTAAATTTGTTTTAAGTCATCTCTTATTTTTTGACCAATACCTATTCTGTCTGGTCTTAAAGTAAAAGCTCCGTCGTCTATTTGCTGTATAGCATTTTTAACATACTCTTGAACGTCTTTATTTGTTTTTGCAGCGTTATCTGACATTTGCTTTATAAGAGAATCTACCTCTCCTTTAGTTAGCTGACCGGTTCTAAAAGCGTTGCCAACAGCTTGTAGGTCTAAGGTTTCGTCGTTTAAATCTTCTAAAAATTTTCTTAATCTTTCGTTACCATACTGTATTAATTTTTTATCTCTTTCAGTTCTACCAAATACAGTTTCAGCCGCTGCTTGAATACGACCAGGTATAGATCTTCCTAAAGCTCTTTGCGATACAGCAGCTTCGGTAAAAGACCTAATAGTTCCATCTTCTTGCGCCTTTTTAATATCTTCAAAAGTTGGCATTCTACCTAATCTGTTTTTAAGTAATTCTACTTCAGCTGGATCTGCTCCGGATGCTATAGCCCTTGATATATCTACATCTACTATGGGAGCTTTTCTTCCAAGTAAAGCGTGTAAAGCTGCACCTCCGCCCTCAAATAAACTTTGTCCTATACCTCCAATTAAAGCTTCAGTTAAAACCTCGCTGCCAGCCTCGCCAATTGTTTGTTTTTGTAAGCCTCTTACAGTTTCTAAAGCCTCTTCACCTAACTGACCTCCGCCAGCACCTATAGCTGCTGCGGCACTTCTAGTAATTCTGTCGCTTTTTAAAAATGGCTGTAAAGCTTTTAACAATTTACCATGCGGAGATAAGGCAGCTATTGCTCCAGCTAATGGGCCAATAGTTCCCCCAAAATCTGCAAAGTCTGTAAAAGAAAAACCCTCTTCGTCTATAACAATATTTTTATCAGATACCTGATCTTTATCAAGCATGCCTTTATAGGAAAGTCTTCTTTGCCCTAGAGGGGTAACAGCTAGATTGCCTCTAGTATCTCTGATAAATCCATCTGATCCAGCATATCTTTGTAATACGCCTTCTTTTTCTTCCATATTGTCAGCCATATCTAGCTGAGCTCTTAAAAATGCGTTTTGAATACCAGTTTTATAATCGAAGTCTTCTTCTTCAATTATTTGAGCGGTTCCTTCTTTGGCAAGATATTCTTTTACTGCTTGAATAGCTCTCTCTTCTTGCCCAGGTTCACCCTCGACTTCGATAATTCTGCCATCTGGTAATTCAATTTCATATATCATATGTTATCTCAATTGCAAACGAACTCTTTCACCTTCTGGCTGAATTTGCTGAGATAAAATATCAAACCTACTAGGTACTTTATAACCAGCATTTTCAAATGGTTTTCTTGCTGCTAAATAGTTTTTGTATGAATTTTCTTTTTTCTTTCTAGCCCTTTCTTCAGCTAGTTCAAGTTTTTGTAATACTGTTGCTTGGTCTGCTTTCCAATCAATAGCACCTATTAAATTTGCAGCAACCTGCCTATCAAGGTTGGATATGGTTCTTCCAGATTCACCTGTAAGCTCTTTAATATTACCGTTAATAATATCGTTAATTAAATTTTTGGCTATTTCTCTATCGGTTAGTTTTTTTCCTCCAGCCCCAACAAATGCTTTTGCTTTTCTTATATATTCTCCTATTAGTGGAGTCAGGCCAGTAACATTTCCTGTTTGAACATATCTTCTTGCTTCTTTTATAGCCCCAATAACTGCATCAGAAGTATCGTATTCAAAAGCAGCATTTGATAAATCGGTTTCATATTCAGCTTGTTTCACTCTAAAATCCTTACCCATATCTAATTGTTTTTTGAGCAATTCTTTCTGTAAATCATCCTCGGCTTTTGCTTCAAGTTTCTCCATTTCAAACTCTCTTTCTGCAAAAGCTTGCTCTTCAGCCGCTCTTTCAGCCGCAGCTGCCGCTGCACCTTTCGCCAAGCCTTCAGCCATACTGTCAGAAGTTGCCAAACCAGCTGATATGTTTCTTATTAATCTAACAAAATTAGGGTTTTGAAAAATAGTTGTTTGGAATGTTTTTGGTTCTTCAGCTTCTGATTCTACTAATACATCTGTTTCACTTTTTTCCTCTGTTGGATCTTCAGTAATAACTTCGCTGTTTTTAACTTCAACAATTTTATCATCAGTAATTTTTGCAGCAACTTCTGTAGAACTTTCTTTGGGTTTTGAAGATTCTATTTTTTCTAAATCAGCTGCTATTTCATCTGGAGTCGTTATTGCAGCATCTTTTAAACTCTCTGCTCCTAAATATAATGATCCAGCACCCAGCCCAAGAAGAGCTGTTTTACCAGGGCCTGTTATTTTGTCTCCAATTGTTACGGCAGATGCAACTCCCCCAGGAGTTACGGTAAAGTCTGCTGCAGATGGTTTATAAAAAAACCCTCCTACTTTTGATGCGCCTTTTGCTAAAAACCTCCCTGCAGGAAAAAGAGTAGCTGCGAGCATGGCATTATTTCTTAAAGAGTCAATACCAATTTCTTTTTCCATATTTAAAAGGGCCTCTCTAGGAGTTCTACCCATAGCCATATCTATAGGTATAAGCCTGTCTCCCTCTTTACCATAAAACTGCCCAGTTTCATCGGCAACTATATCCATAAGCTCAGTCTTTTTAGCGCTCATTAAAGTAGCGGCTAAAGGATCTCTGCCTCCGCCAATACCTGCACCAAAGCCTGTCATTTCTTCTCTGGTTATACTTCTTCCCGGATCAACAAGGGTAAATTCAGGGGTAGCTTCGCCACCCCCTTGAAACATTCTTCTTTGTAATATATTCATTAACCTGTCGCTGTTCCTGTATTTTGACCATAATTATTATATAAGCTAGCGTAAGCTCCTAAACCAGCTCCTATAGCTTTTTGTAAAGGATCCATAGGCATACCATATTGTTTAGTTACTTGAGCCTGGCCTGATTGATACTGAGGAGCAAAACCCTGCATAAACTGCATAGCTCTCATTGGATCTTGTCTTTGTTGCTCTGCATAGTCGTATTCTCTGCCGTATTGAGTTTCCATCAATTGCCTTGGAACTTGTCCTAGACCCATTAATTCTTGTCTTTCTGCTTGGCCAAGTCTTTGATAGGTTGCGCCAAGATCTCCAATTTGACCACCAAATCCTGCTAGTCTTCCGCCTATACCGCCTAATTGTTGGCCGTATCCTGCCAAAGCAGATCCGGTTCCTCTTGCTAAGTCTCCTCTT